TCCAAGAAGTGAATACTTTCAATATACAATACTAATGAATACGGGTAATTATATAATGAATAAATATTTAATTGAATGTTTAGATTTATCGAATGAAACAACAAATATCCAAAATTCACCAACGTGTGATGTTATATTCATGAATACATTATTCTTTGAACAATTAGATTTAAATTTCCATGTAGTACCGGAATTAAAATACACACATGTCATACATGACTTGAGTATATATAAACAATTGGGAGAATTATACAAAGATTTTAATGAAAGTATTCGACAACGGCATTTTCGTTTTATAGAAAATCCAGATGTCTTTAGCTTGTCAAAAAATACCTCAAAATATAACAGTCACGTAGCAAAAAATTTCTGGGTTACAATATTTGGCACTTGTCGCTTTAAAAAAGTAGATTATAATACGAATTTAAATGAAATGATTAGTTATACGCATACGACAAAGGAAGTACTACAACTCATCAGTTTTTTAAAAGGAGAAATCACAATTCCACCACCGTACAATACATTATGTTTTAGAACAGCAATTGATAAAAGTATTGGTATAAATATGGATAATCATTATAAATGTAAATTCAACAACACCAAGGTTTTTTTTATTGAACTATGCTCGCGTAAGAAATATATTCATAATAATTATATCTTACATCATATTTGTGTCGATAAACGTATGACTATTTTCAATAACAACACACCTCGACACATATTGGACACTTATACAATTGAAACGCAAAGTGATGAAGAAATCGAAAATGATATAGTAGAAATTCAAAAAATATTGTATCCTAGAAAGGTTGTTATTGTTTCTCATTACAATTCAAAATTGAATGGTGAATATATTGAATCGCGAAATGAGTTGGTTTGTCTATTGGAAAAAATTTGTGAAAAACATGGTATTTCTTTTATCAATCCCCGTGAGGCGCTCGGTCAATATAGTCAAGAACAAGTCATGTCTGATAATTTGGGACATTACACCGAATTTGGACTCTGCGAATTCGGCAAGTATATAAACAATTATATCAAAACACTTGTATAATGGTGATTTAAAACCACATAATAATAAGATAATAACATGCGAATAAAACATGTTATTATATAGGTAAATCAATCGGTAATGATAATCCCCCTTTTAATAATTTCGAATGAGCATGTAAATTATTTATTAATATCCATTGATCGTCTTTTAAAATATACGGACGTCTAATACCATTTTCGTCTATTTTCCATTCAATTGGATCTGTTGTATAATCATTACAACTAAACGCATTTTTTTGATTAAATAATACTACACCACCAGTATGAAACGGTTCTGTACCGAGTAAATAAATACCAATAGAAGCCGCATCAAAAATAGTATTATTATATTTATCATAACTTGAACAAGCATATTCATGAACACCGGTTTTATTCCAAAACACAGGTAATAATTGAACAATTGTTTTGTTTAATTCATAATATCTTGCCAAACATGTCATTTCTGACATAAATTCATTTGATGTTTTAATAAAATAAATCAAATAATCAATAAATGCTAGTAATGCTGCGCTGTTTTTAATATACATAATTCCAGAAGAACAATGATCTGGATTATTGAACATATAACAAAGGCGATTTTTAGAAAATTCTTCCAACCATCTATTTGGATCATCATAAATTAAATTATCAATTTCCATGAAAAAACAATTTTCTAAATTTCTTTGAATCATTAAATTATATAAAATAAAAAATCTTTCAAAAGACCTTACGAATAACTGCTCACGACCCGTTAATCCATGGACAATCATAAATTTTCTACGATTATTTTCAACCGTTTCATTAAATTCCTTGTGAATGACGTCATCATAATTAATGATATGAACATTATATATATTAATTAAATCTAAATAGGGAGAATTTAAGTCGTCAATTATTAAATAAATATCGCCTTGATAAAAAATACGAATCTGATGAATACAATATACTGTATAATCTGGTAATTTTCCAACAAAAGATAATGCTATATTCATTTTATATAATATATAATATATAATTATTTATTAACCTTTATTAATCTTTATATTATATTTTAATCTAACATTATTTTTATAACCTGAAGTTATTTTGTATATATCCTTCAAAGACAATATCGTTAGATGATGGATCTATATATGGTAAATTATATACAATTTCATTATACAACCCTCCAGCACCTCCAGATTGACGATTATTATTTAATAAAGTCTGAATCAAATTTTCAGTAATATTTGATAAATGATTTATAAGTTCTCCTTCTTCATCAGGTTCTTCATCTTGAGCCACAGCTTCTTCATTCGCACCTGTATGTAGAGTTGTCCCTCCAGAAGATTGTGTCTCCTCGGTTGAATTATTTACAGGGGTATCTTCTTCTTTCGTTTCTTCTTGTTCCGAGTCGCGTTCATTTTCTCCTTCTTCTTCTTCTTGTTCTTGATCCCGATTAGGAGACGATATTCTGCTTGTATTTATTTCTTGAATAAGTGGTTGTCTTCTTGGTGTATAATTTCGAATATCATAACGACATACAGGACATCTCACGTGATTTCTAAACCAAGAAGTTAGGCTTTCATGGTTAAATATATGCCCACACCCCAATATTTGTGTAACATTATCAGAATCATCAAAATTTTCCAAAGTTATAGGACAGCTCGAATTTAACGGGTTTTCAATATTTGAATACAATACTCTGTGAGTTCCATTATTTATTTCATCTTGAGTTGGATACACTGGTACATTGTCATAAAAATTCAATAAAAAATTACCGAGTCCTAACCCAGTTCCAGTATTTGTTCTTGTAGAAGGCGCTGTTCTATTAGTTGATGCTTCGCCATATAAACGTTGAAATATATTTGGAGTAGTCGTAGTATGTGGTCTATTATAAGTAGTCTCACGATTCGGACTATGAAATATATCATGAATATTATCATATATACTGTCACCATTGTCACCTCGTCTTCTTTGACGTCGCGTATTTTCATTTTCTTCATTTCTTCCAATACCCCTCCTAGTTCTAAGTCTAATATTTTCTCTATCTCTACTACTCCTATCTCCATGTCCATTTATATCGTAATTCATATCTGTGACACCAGTTATATTATTAATTATATTTCTCAATTCACTTATATTTTCATACATTAAATCAATATCTTCGTACATGATATTTATATCATGAATTGTTTGATTATACATTTCAAGATAAATATTCAATATAAATCGATCATTATTATTTAATAAATTCAAACGATTGAATCTTCTACCATAAAAATCTCTTTCTGACATTTATTATTAAATAACAAAAAAATACATTTAAACGCATTTTATTATTAATATATAATTGTGAATTATAATAATGAATTTTGAAAATTACGAAAATAAAGGACTATCTGGTCTTACAAATTTAGGTAATACGTGTTTTATAAATTCGTGTATGCAAATATTGTCTCACACATATGAATTGAATGATTTTTTAACAAAAGAAGAAGGTAGTTATTACAAAAAACGTTTAAAAAACAAATATGAATCAGCATTGATGGTTGAATGGGATAATTTAAGGTCTTTAATGTGGGAAAGCAATTGTGTAGTGAGTCCCGGAAAATTCATTAAAACAATACAAAAATTAGCACAAATTAAAAAAATGGACATGTTTACTGGTTATAATCAAAACGATTTACCCGAATTTTTATTGTTTGTTATAGATTGTTTTCATACGGGTTTATCTAGGGAAGTAAATATGTCGATCAATGGTGAGGTTGTTAATAAAACAGACAAATTAGCAGTTCAATGTTTTGACATGATTAAAAATATGTATTCTAAAGAATATTCCGAAATATGGAACATGTTTTATGGAATACATGTATCTCAAATTAAGGATTTATCTAGTGAAGAAATCTTGGCATGCACTCCAGAACCGTTTTTTATGATTGATTTGTCGTTACCACCTGAATTGAAAATGCCAACTTTGAATGATTGTTTTAAATATTATGTAACCGGCGAAACACTGGAAGGTGAAAATGCGTGGTATAATGAAAATACTGGAAAAAAACAAAATGTTCAAAAAGAAGTTGTTTTTTGGAGTTTGCCTAGTATTTTAGTAATTGATATAAAACGATTTAATTCGGATACTCGTAAAAATCAAACATTTGTTTCATTTCCTTTAGAAAATTTAAATTTACAGGAATATGTAATTGGATATAAAAAAGAATCCTATATTTACGATTTATATGGTATAAGTAATCATAGCGGTGTATCACAAGGAGGACATTATACCGCATTTGTTAAAAACGCAAATGGTAAATGGTATCACTTCAATGACCAATTTGTAAATGAGGTTACGAATTTAAATGAATTAATCACACCAAAAGCATATTGTTTATTATATAGAAAAAAAACAATTCAATAATTCGAAATTTTATATTTTGTGTTTTTTTAAGTTTAGGAAAAAATAATAACTCAAGTATATTTAATAGTAATCAAGATATGTCATATTCTTCATCAAAAAGTTCATTAAACAATTCATCAAATTCTTTAGAAGAAGGAATATTCAGTTCAATTGGATTAGGCTCTAATGCGTCATCTATTCAAGGTACTCGTTCTTTGTCAAGCAGTGGTACAAATAATTCTTCATCAACATCGTCATTCATTACTAATTTTCTTACTTATACAATTCTAGTAATATTTATTATTTTATTATTAATCAATGGAATACAATATTATTTTGGTGTCGATATTGTTACAAAAATAAAAGAATTATTTCATAAAAAAACTGACGAAGATAAGGATATTAAAAAAGATGATCAAACTGGCGGTAAAAAAATATTTCCAAGAGTTAAAAACCCGGTAATCAAGGAAGAAGTATATAATATTCCAGGTAATTATTTTAATTATGATGATGCGAAAACCTTATGTCAAGCACAGGGAGCACGTTTAGCGACATATAGTGAAGTAGAAGACGCATATAATAGTGGTGCGGAATGGTGTAATTATGGTTGGTCTGAAGGTCAAATGGCATTGTTCCCGACTCAA